GTGCGCTTGGAACTTACGTCTCGAATCAGGAAGCTTTTCGGTCTGGAGACCAAGGCGAGCACTCTCGCCGCGCCGGACCCCTTTTATCTCGACCTGTTCGGGAGCTACCCGGCGCTGTCCGGCGTGACCGTCACGCCCCAGACCGCGATGACCTGTGCGCCCGTCCGCCGGGCCGTCTCGCTGATCTCCGAATCCATCGGCCAGCTTCCCATCCACGTTTACGAGCGCGACGGCGAGGACATCAAAGGTCGCGCCGCTAACCATCCCCTCGACAAGCTGCTGACCCAAGCGGCCAACGATTGGACTTCGGCGAGCCAGTTGCGCGAGTCCGTAACAAAAGACGCGCTTCTGCATCCCTACGGCGGCTTTGCGTACGTCGTGCGGGCGAACGACAAGCCCGTCGAGTTGGTCCATGTCGACCGCGAATATGAGGCGGTCGTGATGCAATACAACTACGCGACCCGCGAGCCGGTCTATTCGATTCCGCAGAAAATTGGTTCGGCGCGCATGATCGCGCGCCAAGACCTGATCCACATTCCCAGCCCGAGCTATCTACAAAAGGGCATTGTCGCTGAGGCGAAAGAGACGATTGGCCTTGCGATTGTCATGGAGCGGTATGCGGCGCGCCTATTCGGAAACGGCGCGCGGCCGTCTGGCGTCTTGTCGCTTAAGGGCCAGCAGACGTCTGACAGCCTGACGAAGATCAAGACTGCATGGAATGCCGCAATGGGCGGCGACGGCAACGGAGGGACCGCAGTTCTCCCGTCCGATGCCACATGGCAGCAGCTACAATTCTCATCCGTCGATAGCCAGTTCCTCGAAATGCGCCGGCTTGCCGTCGACGAAGTCGCGCGCGTCTTCAGCGTGCCGCCTCACATGCTGTTCGAAATGGGCCGCGCGACCTTCCGCAATTCCGAAAACATGGGCCAGGACTTCCTGACGTTCTCGCTCATGGCGTGGATTAACCGCTGGGAAGGCGAATTGAACCTCAAGCTTCTGAGCGAGGAAGATCGCGCGAAGTACGTCATCAAGTTCAACACCGACGGATTTGTTCGCGCCGATATGACGGCGCGCTTCGCTGCGCTCACTCAAGCAGTCCGCGGACCATGGATGCTCCCGGACGAAGCGCGCCAGATGGACAACCGCCCGCCCATCGCCGGCGGCGACAAGCTGCGGCCGCCCGCGAACGCTTCGGGCATTCACGTTTCATCACTCAACCAGACAGAGGCCGCAGCATGATGCGAACGGTTCATCTTCACGGCGCGCTCGGCAAGGGGTTCGGCCCGCGCTTTCGCTTCGATGTGACGACAGCCGCCGAAGCGCTTCGCGCGCTCAACTGTGCGTTCCCGGGGAAGTTCGTCGCCGCCATACGCGAGGGTGCTTATAAGATCGTCCGCGGGGACAAGCGCTCCGGCATGCAGCTTGACCTCAACCTCATCTGTGACTTCAAGCTCGGTAGCGCCGATCTGCATATCATCCCTATCGCCAAGGGCGCGGCAATGTCGCGCAGCGCGAAGGGCACTACCAAGGTCGTGTTAGGCGCGGCCCTTGTGGGCGCGGCAATCTTTATGTCTGGCGGTACGCTCGCGGCGCCGCTTGCTGGCATGGCCGATCCAATCGCCGCCGGCATCGGAGTTACGTGGGGCAACATCGCCGCTGTTGGACTTGGGCTGACACTCGCCGGCGTCTCCACACTCTTGAGCAAGCCCGCAGTCTCGACCCAGTCCGCCGGTCTCACCGTCAACGACGGCAACATTGGAAATTCCGGCCAGCAGGGCAACGCGATCCAGCTGATCTATGGCGAAGTCCTGACCGGCTCCGTGCCGATTTCCATGTCCTCGGAGATCGAGGACATTGGCGTCTATTCCAATCAAGCAGGTTCGATTGAAGCAGCCTTCGGTCATACGCCCGCCTACTGGAGCGGCGTGTCATGACCTTGCGAACCTCTTACACCGGCTTTTTCGGCGACGGCGAATATACGTTTCGCCTGACCGCCCCGCTCATCCTTGAGCTTGAGACCAAGCTTAACGCACCTATCGGCGGGGTTTGTGAGCGCGTGTTTCATCGCGCCTTCAGCCATGCGGATCTCTCCGAAACCATCCGGCTTGGCCTGATCGGTGGCGGCATGTCGCCCGAGCGCGCCGCCAAGCTGATCGCGGCCTATGTGCAAGATCGACCATTGGCCGAGACGCAGCCGGTCGCCGAGCAGATCCTTTCGGCGCTGTGGTTCGGAAACGAGGAGTAACCCCTTGGACAAAGTTGAAGTTAAGGCGTCGCTCAGCGTCGACGAGGCCGGAACAATCTCTGGTATCGCATGGCCGTTCGGCTCAGCGGACAGCGTCGGTGATATCATCGTCAAAGGCGCCTTTAACGTCGCGGTTGACGACCTGCCCATGCTGTTCGGCCACGACCCCGGCGACCTGATCGGCACTTGGGAGGAAGTCAAAGAGACGAGCGAGGGGCTGACCGTCAAAGGGCGGCTTCATGTTGCGGAGAGCCAGCGCGCCCGCAGCATCCTCGCCCTGATCAAAGGCGGACTTATCAACGGCCTATCGATTGGCTTCAAGACGAAAGCCGCGAGCAAGCAGGGGCGCAATCGCGTCATTTCCGCGCTCGACCTGTTCGAAGTCTCAATCGTGAAGAACCCGGCTCATCCCCGCGCGCGCGTCACCAGCGCGAAGTCACAGAATTCGGCCCTTGCTGTTGCGTCGGCCGTTAACCGCGCCACGGCGCAATTCCTCAAGAGGAAAGCATGAAGCACGAAACGTTTGAAATGAAGGATACTGGCGAGGGCGACGATTCCGCCGCCATCGTCACCAAGGCCATGGAAGATTTCCAGAAGGTGGTTGCTGGCCGCCTCGACGAAATCGAGAAGAAGTCCGGCGACCGCATGGACAAGCTCGAGGCCAAGCTTAACCGCCCGGCGATCATCACCGGTGCCGGTAGCGACCTCGAGACGAAGGAGCTCGAGAAGAAGGCTTTCGAGTCGTTCCTTCGCGGCGGGGCGTCGAAAATGGGCGCCGACGAAGTCAAGTCGCTGACCGTCACCGGCGACACCGCGCTTGCCCCGCCTGAATTCGGCACTGAGGCTCTTAAGCTGCTGGTGCAGTACTCGCCGATCCGCAGGTACGCCCGCGTGGTCACCATCGGCGCGGCGCAGGTTCAGTATCCGCGCCGTACCGGCATCGGCGCCGCATCGTGGGTCGCCGAGACTGGCGCTCGCACCGAGAGCGAGTCCACCTATGAGGCCGTGGACATCGCGCCCTACGAGCTCGCCACGTTCACGGACGTGTCGAATCAGCTTTTGGAGGACAACGCCTATAATCTTGAAGGCGAAGTCGTCTCGGATTTTGGCATCAACTTCGGAAAGACCGAGGGTGCGGCGTTCGTCATTGGCGACGGCAACGGCAAACCCAAGGGTCTGCTCAACGCCGCCAACATTGCCCAGATGACCACCGGCAATGCGAGCGGCTTCCCGACGACCAACCCGGCGGACGTGCTGATCACCATGTTCCACGCGCTGCCGACCCCGCACGCCCAGAACGCCGTGTGGCTCATGAACCGCAAGACCATGGGTGCACTGCGCCAGTTCAAGGACAGCATCGGCCGTTACCTGCTGGTCGACCCGCTGTCGGAAGGTGCGCCGTCAACCCTGCTGGGTCGCCCGATCGCGGAAGCAATCGACATGCCCGACATCGGCGCCGGCAACACCCCGATCATGTTCGGTGACCTGAAGGGCTATCGCATCGTGGACCGCGTCGGCCTGAACGTGCTCCGCGACCCCTATACCCAGCAAGCCGTTGGCCAGGTTCGTTTCCACGCCCGCCGCCGCGTCGGTGGTGACGTGACGCACCCCGACCGGTTCATCAAGCTCCAAGTCGCTGCGTAACAGGGAGTGCGGAAAATGCGGCGGCTCGCAACGGACATTGTGGTTGAATTGCCATCGAAGCGGCTTGTTCTCAAGCCGACGTTGCGGGCTGCCGCTATCCTAGCCGTCAAGTACGACGGCTCATTCCAAAATCTTGCCAATGCTCTCTATCGTGGCGAGCTTCGGGCTTTTAACGACATCGTCCGCTACGGGACCGGCGTTGATAGCGCACTTACAGACTACATCGATACTCACAACGACGTACCGTTGAACGTCGCGCTCAATCTTCTAGTCCGTCAGGCGGTCGCGTTCATTCACGCGCTGACGGGTGCCGATCATCCGGAAGGCGACAGCGCATCAGTGAACGCGACCGGTAAGGTGACGTTCCCGGAATTTTATCAGCGGCTCTTCTATCTCGCGACGGGCTGGCTTCAGTGGTCGCCTGATGAAGCCTTGGATGCAACGCCAGCCCAGATCATCGCTGCATATCAGGCGCTCTGTGAAAAGTTGAAGGCCATCCACGGTGGCGGCAGCAGGGATGAAGAGACCGTCGTGGACCTGACCAAGATGGACAAGGAAGCGCGCCGGGCCGCGCTCAACGATTTGGTGTCCTGACCATGCCGACGAAGCCCGCTCGCATCTGTTCCTGCGGCCGTAAGGTCGCCGCCGGCATTCTTTGCCCGTGTCAGGTTCGACGAAAGGCAGAAGCCGACAAACGCCGCCCGTCCGCACAAGCGCGCGGGTATGACACCCGCTGGCAAAAGGAAAGCCGAGCATTTCTTGCACGTCCCGAGAACCGGCTTTGTGTGTGCGGATGCGGTCGCATCGCGGACATGGTCGACCATCGCATTCCCCATCGCGGCGACAAGCGCCTGTTCTGGGACAAATCCAATTGGCAGCCCATGGCGTCGTCACCGTGCCATTCCAGCCACAAGCAACGCCAAGAGAAGCGCCATGTACGCTAGCGCCCAATCAAACGAAACGGCCCTGTGGCGTGCAGTTATTCTACAGGCCATTGCAGACGCCACGGCCAGCCGTTCGGAAGAGTTGGCCGGCAAGATCAACAATGCGGCGCTCAACGTCATCCGCGCCCGCGATTGGCTTTTGAAGCCGAACGCCGGCTTTCATCAGGTTTGCGCGTTAGCCGATGTTGAGCCGGACCGAGTTCGTGCGCTGGCTGAAAAGAAGATCACTGAGACCGAGCAATCCACAACGCGGAAGATGAAGCCGCGTCGTCCAACCTAGAGGGTAGACCGACATGGCATTCCCCGGCCGCATGATCACCTACAAGGGCAAGACGCAGAACGTTGCGGCTTGGTCCGAGGAAACAGGCTTGAGCAAGCAACTGATCAGCTATCGCCTGAACGCCGGCTGGAAGACAGAGCACGTCTTGTTCGTGCAGCCACGGCCAATGCCACCACTGCCGGGCAGACCGCGCAAGCAGAAGACGCCCCGGGGTAGTCGTGAACTTTCGAAATGACCCTCCTGACCGGACACACTCCAACGCGCAAGACCTGACTTAATTGGGAGTTTTTCATGCCTGTCACGCTCGATAGCCTCAAGGCCCATCTGAACATCACGACCAGCGATGATGACGCCTTGATCGCGGATAAGCTCGCTGCGGCCCAAGATTGGGTTGCCGGCTACACCGGCATCCCGTCAGATGCCACCAGTACGCCCCCGGCTGTGGACGAAGCCGTGCGGCGGATTGCGGCGGACCTGTACGAGAACCGGGAGGCGTCGGTTATCGGTGCGACTGCGGCGAACCTGCCGTTTGGTGCGCTCGATTTGCTCGAACCGTATCGGGCGTGGGCGTTCTGACATGAGCGAGCCGTCGCTTCCGATGCAACAGGCGGTGCGGGCGTGTCTTAGCGCGTCGGCGGACCTGACCGCGATCATTCCGGCTGATCAAATCTGGGACCGGTCACAGCTCCCGGAAGCTGACCGCTGCATCATGATCGGCGAGGGGCAGACGGTTTTTGACATCTACCACTCCACTGTGCATCTCGATTTGCACGTTTGGGTCCAAGAAACGGGCCTTGTGACCTCGAAACAGGCCGCGAACGCCATCATTGGCGCTTTGGACAGCTACGATTGGCGGCAAGTCGCCGGCTGGTCCATTTCTGACCCGCGCGTGATCAATACGCGGTACCTGCGGGACCCGCACGGCATCTACTCGCACGGAATCGTCCAGTTCCGGGCCTTCATGGTGGAGCAGTGACCATGCGGGCTGGCAATCTTGACCGCGTAATCATCATTGAGCGCGAGACTAAGACCCTCGACCTGTTTGGGACCGTGGTTGATACTTGGGTGCCCGTCGCGACCATGCGGGCCCAGCTGCTCCAAAACAGCACCCAAGAGTTCCTGCGGGGCGAAGGCGCGTCAACGGAAGCCACCTTCGTATTCCGAACGCGCTGGCTTGACGGCGTGACGACGGCCTACCGGGTCACGTATCTAGGCCAGCCCTACATCATCAAGGAAATTTCAGAGATTGGCCGCCGCCGGGGCCTCGACCTCCGATGCTGGAAAAGTGGCGCGTGATGAAGGGCCGGAAGCCTGAGAACGTGGTGGCCTCGACCCACACCTTTACCGATGCCCCGCGCCCCCCGTCGTGGCTATCGAAGGCTGCCAAGGCCGAATGGCGGAACGTTGCGACCATCATGGTTGAGCGCGGTCACCTGACCATGGCCGATCTCGGCACGCTCGCGGCTTACTGCAACGCGGTGGGCCTTCTGATCGACACAACCCGCCAGATTGAGGCCGAGGGCATCGTAATCGACACCAAGAACGGCCCGCGCAAGCATCCCGCCATCTCTGTGCAAGGGCAGGCCCGCGACCAAGTCCGTCGGCTGGCCGCAGAGCTTGGCCTTACGCCCATTTCCCGATCGCGTCCGGCTGTGAGGGACACCAAGAACGACGATGACGAAGACCTTTCCCCATTGGATCTATGACGGGTCCGAAATTCCGGACCCGCTTGGGTGTGGCGAAAGGGCTGTCAAATTCCTTCGCCTCCTCAAGCATCCGAAGTCCCGCCTTCGCAAGCGGGCCTTTCAGCTTGATCCGTGGCAGGAACGGATTGTCCGGCGCATTTATGGCCCGCGACATGAGGATGGCTCGCGCGTCGTCAAGACCGTGGTCCTGTTGCTGCCGCGAGGCAACCGGAAGACCTCTCTGTCGGCCGCGCTGGCGCTTCTGCACACCATCGGCCCCGAGCGCGTTCCTTCCGGCGAAGTGATCTTTGCGGCGGCCGATCGGAAACAGGCAGGCATTGGCTTTAAGGAAGCGCGGGACATTGTCCAGGCAGACCCACGCGTCAATGCAGCAGTGAGGGTCTATGATGCACACAACGCCCCAAAGAAGATTCTCTATGTCCGGGACAACGTGGCGCTTGAGGCCATTTCCAGCGACGCGGGCACCCAGCACGGCCGCACGCCCTCATTCGTGCTCGCCGACGAATTGCATATCTGGCCGGATAAGTACCTTTGGGAAGCGCTGACTACTGGTTTGGACAAGACGGACAATACGTTGCTGGTGGTCGCGACTACGGCGGGGCGGGGTCAAGAGAACGTCGCGTGGCAGGTTGTAGAGGACGCGCGTAAGATCGCGCGGGGCGAAGTCGACGACCCTTCAATCCTACCGATCTTGTTCGAAGCCGATGCGGACAGCGATTGGCAGGATGAAACGCTATGGTATCGCGTCAATCCCGGTCTAAAACACGGCTATCCCAGCCTCGACGGCATGCGCCGACATGCCCAGCGCGCCATCCGCAACCCAAGCGAGCGCGATTCGTTCAAGCAACTGAAGCTGAACATCTGGCTAGATCAGTCGACATCGCCATTTGTCGATATGGCCGTCTACGACGAAGGGAGCGCGCCCCTCGATCTTGAAACGCTCAAGCGATTGCCGTGCTGGATTGGCGTCGACATGAGCCACACCACCGACCTGAGCGCCGTTGCGGCGTGCTTCCGGGACAGCGCGGCTGACGAATATCTCATCCTGCCGAAGTTCTTTTGCCCGGGCGAAGACGTGCGAAAGCGCGGCGACCTAGACGGCGCGCCGTATGCGCTTTGGGCCGAAGCCGGTCATATCGAGGCGACCCCGGGCAACGTGATCGATACCAGCGCAGTCGAAACGTACATTCGCGGCCTGATCGATACCTACGACGTGCGCGAAGTGACCTTTGACCCGGCTTATGGTGCCCCGGTCATGAACCCGCTTGCGGCGGACTTCGGCGAAATGATCGCCACTTTGCGCCAAGGCTGGGTCACCCAGTCGCCAGCGCTGAACGTCCTAGAAGCCGCGATCATCGGCGGCAAACTCAAGCACGGCGGCAACCCTGTGTTGCGGTGGTGCTTCGGAAACGTGGCTATTCACACTGATAGCGCCGGCAACCGCACCATGCACAAGGGCAAGAGCCGCGACCGTATCGACGGCGCTGTGGCGACGTGGATGGCGGTTTCGCGCGCGGCTGCCGGCGCCGAATATCGCTCTTTCCTCGATGACCCGTCGATTACGGCGGAAGATTTGGTGTTGTGATGGCTGACGATGACCTCGAAAGCTACCTGAACGATCTCCCGGACAAGATCCGAGAGGAACTGTCAGGGGCCATCCGCCAACAGGCTGAGTTGCTTTCGGCCGCTCAACGGGAGCGCTTGAAGCAGCTTGAGCAGCCGCCGGAGGATACCGGGCACCTTGAGGAATCTTGCGTGGTGGTGCCCGGCCAGAATGATCTTGAATTCATCGTGCAAGCTGGTGGCGACCTGACGACCAAGGAAGTCCGGGAGGGTAGCGGTGTGTCCTACGACTATGCCGAAGCTTTCGAGTTCGGCACGTCCAAGCAGCCGGCGCGGTCGTTCTTCTGGTCGACCTACAACGAAATGCGAGACGGCATGCAGCAATCAATTGATGACGCAGTGAACGAGGCTTTGAAATGACGACAGCCGACGAATGCGCGCGCGAAATTACTTGGGCCGGCGGCACCCACACGTTCAACCTTAATGAGCCGCGCGTGCGGCTCATGATGAAGGTGAGAGGCTTTCCCGGCCAGTTCGGCAACACGCCCGCAGCGTGCTTGCGTCGCTTTTCCGAGAACATCTATTCCAGCGACGACGTGGAGCGAGTCCTGGAGTGGGGTTTGATCGGTGGTGGCTTGTCGTCAAACGAAGCGAACCGTCTTCTAAGCGAGAACGTTCGCCATCGCCCCATCGCCCCTAATGCCATGGCGGCATTTGAGGTTATCGCGGCACTGTTTGTAGGAGCGGCAAATGTCGGCGCCAGCGCTTAAGATTCCCGTTAGCGTAGACCTCGAAGCCTTCAGGCAGGGCATGCAGCAGACGACTGCGATTTCCGGCGCGGCGCTGCGTATGATTACAAGCAACGTGATTGAGATGAATGCGGGCTTCCTTGCTACGCGAGGCGCCGCAGGTGCGGCGGCATTGGGGCTTGGCGCTATGCTTCGCATCTATGGGCCGCTTGGTCTAGCAATTACCGCCACCACCGAGTTGTTCAAGCTTGCGTCTTACTCGATCGATCTCGCCAAGCAGAAGATTGACGAGTTCAACGCCACGGCGGAGAAGGCAGCGAATGCAGGTGTGAGCACCGACTTCTTCCAGCGCTTCACCAAGGGCGGCGAGGCACTTAAGCTTAGCGTTGACGACGCAAACGCCGCCCTCGATACATTCTCCCAAAAGTCCAAGGACGTGTTGGGCGGTAGCGATCTCGATAAACGCATCAAAGAGCTTGTCGATGCCGGCAACTTCAAGGGCAACACCGGCGTTGCCGAATACGCTAGCGCCACAGGCACGGAAACCAAACTCCGCGCCATCGTTGATCTGATCAATCAGGCGATGCAGAACGGCGAACGTTTGGCGGCGCTTGATCTCGCGGACAGGGCGTTCGGTCCAAAGATCGCGGACAACCTGCGTGCCAGCGGCGACTACCTGCAGCGCATGTTGCAGGCCGCAGACAATATTTCGAAGATCAAGATCGTTTCAGACGAAGAGATTGCGCGCGCCATCGATCTCAAAAACCGGATGGAGGAAGCGCATAAGGTCCTAGCCGAGAAGTGGAAGCCGATTCAGGACGATTTGGCGGCGTTGGGAACGAACTTCGAGGAACATTGGATTGCAATCTACCGGTTGATCTCGCTGGCAGTAGGCGCGGCGGACAATCTTTATCTCACGCTCAAGCAAGTTCCGGATGTTTTGGCGGCTGCTGGTAATTCCTCGTTCTGGTCGCGGCTAACCGACTTCACCGGCAAGTTGGGCCTTAATGCCGCGCCGGAAAGCATGGGCCTTTCGCCGATCACTTCTACCGGCCAAGGATCGCCCGCGAATCGCCAGCTTGCGGCGCTGCTTTCTAACCCGAATGCGGTTCGGCAGGCCATGCAGCAGGCGACGGACGTTGAGATGAAGGTCACGGGCGACAAGTCCAAGGCGCCGGAAAAGCCCGCTGCGGCCACGGAGCGCGACCGGTTCGAAGCTGCGGCCGACGCAATCGAAAAGCACTCCGCCGCGACGGCCGCAGAGACGCAGACTCTCGACCTCAACAGCGCGGCGCGTGACCGCGCCAAGGTGGCGGCGCAGCTGCAAGCCGCCGCCGTGCAGGTCAACCGGGAAGCCGGGCTTGGCGAGAACGTCGTGACTGCTGAGCAAAAGCAACGGATCGACGCAGTTGCGGATGCCTATGAGAAGGCGGCGCTGGCGCTCGAAAAGGCGAAGATCGCATCATCGATCAAGTTCGATCGGGCGACCGCGTTCCTGTCTCCGGAAGACGCGGCCATCGCCAAGCAGCTATCGGCGATCTATGGCACCGACGTTCCCCGCGCCCTGGATAGCACCGAGGCCAGCGCCTTGCGAATGAACGAAGCGCTCAAGAGCGTAAGCCAGTCCATCAGCAACAACCTGACAAGCGGACTGACTGACATGTTGACGGGTACGAAGAACGTGCAACAGGGCTTTGTGTTGATGACTCGGAGTATCATCAACTCAATCGAACAGATGATAGTCAAAATGCTGATCGTCCAGCCGCTCATGCGCGGTATTCAGGGCGCGTTTGGCTTCAGCGATGGCGGTGTGGTTGGATCATCCTCAAAGGTCCCCGGTTACGCGACCGGAGGCTTGATCAGCGGCCCCGGTACGGGCACGTCGGACTCTGTCCCGGCTTACTTGTCCAATGGGGAATTCGTCGTTCGCGCGAGCGCCACTGCACGACACCTGCCGCTGTTGAAGGCGATCAACGGCGATGCCATTCCGAGATTCGCGGACGGTGGCGTTGTTGGGAACGCACCCGCAGCCGGTAGCTTGGGCGGCAGCGTAACGGCGATTGCGCCGGCGATCGCGGTCACGGTGCAGGGTAACCCCGGCATGTCGGGGGCTGAACACAAGAAGATGGGCGAAAACATCGCCAAGGCGGCTCACGCGGCCATGCGGGATTTGATTATCGGCGAAATCCGCACCCAGTCCCGGCCCGGCGGCATCCTTAGCCGGTAAGCGCCTTGGACCGAGCGCTATAGTGAGAAAAGCCCCCGCAACCGGCAGGTGCGGGGGCTCGTAAGAATCTCAACCCCCGCTGCTGAATTCAGAGGCCCATAAGTGCATTATAGCAACTCGCCGAAGGCAAGTCGTCTTTGCGATAAAAAAAATTCGACGGGAGCGCCGCTCAGACAGAGTCGCCTGCTTGCGACTAAGCGGGCAATCTCCGAGGACCTAACATCATCGCCGCACAAGCTCCCGTCCGGGCAGCGAATCCGCTCCAACGATTGGCGGCGAGAGCTTCGCGTTAACGTGAAAAGCCGGGAGAGGGCGCTTTGGGAGTCCGGTCTGTTCGATCCGGCGTGCCGCCCGAAGTGCTTCCAATTCCACGATGCAGTCGGAGACCCCAAATGGTTCGCTGAGCTTTGGGACCGAGACGCCCGCAACTGGCGTGATGGCCTCGACCCCGGCGGGCGGGCGGCAGCGCTCCAGATGGACCTCGCCGAGTTCGCGCTGTTCAGTGCCACCGTCCGATATCTGAACCATGGCGTGTGGCGAAAAGCCGAGGATTTCTATCAGGGATTTCTGGCGAGCGACCTTCGGCACCAGTTCATAACCGATGGCTCTGGCGTTCGTATCGGCGAGGGCGCTTGGATTTCCTTCGACGAAATCCGCGACGTGTTCGGCGTGAGCCGCCGCACGTTCTACCGACGATACGGCGAGGGCGTCCCCGTCGCTCAAATCCTTCAAGCCCCTCGCCAGAAGGCGGCTGCCGCTCGTATCGACCACGGGGGAAGGGGCTTCACGGTCGCCCAGTTCGCCAAGGCCTATGGCCTACCGCTTCGCCATGTCCGCAACGGTGTCGCCGCTGGTCTGACCGGCGCCGAGATCATTGTGGCCCCACGGCGAGGGCGGGGGCGACCGCCAAAACTGCCAAGTTGAGGCGCATGCCTCTAGATGACCCTAGGAAGGCCATCGGTCGGGCTGCCCCTTATTCAGCGGGTGGGGTAGCGGGGCTGGGTCCGCAACGAATAGGCGGCTACGGCTGGCGTGCCGGCACGGCTCCAAATAGCCGGGGACGAGATCCTTCAGTTGGCGGCGTGGCGCTGCGCTTTAGAGCCGGGAAAATGTAAAATGGCACTGCGCTCTCTTTCTAAAGAATCTAACTTCTAAGAATCTAACAAGTAGGTTCTATAAGAGAGCGCAGTGCCATTTCACATTTTCTCGACCCCTCCCGGCTCATTCCAATTCTGGGCTGGAAAACGCTTCCGGAGATTGAGGGGCCGCGCCGACGTGGCGCCTTGGAGCCGTGCCGTCACTGCGGCGTTTTGACTCAGCGTGACGTGTCGAATGTAAGTTTCCACTTAATCGACTTGCGCGCTCGGATGTGAGACGCCTCCAACACACAAAACATGGAGGCTCATAAATGAAGAACGTTTATCTCCCCGACACCAAATATGACCAACTGCTTGAAGCGTTGTCGCGTGCCGCTGGCGACGCTGAGGGGATCATGCTCGCGCTCGGTGAGGTTGGCGGGATTTGGCCTGCTAGCGTGATCCCCCAGCCCCCTTGCCAAGAATACGGTACCCCGGCTCATTGACCGGGGTTTCTCTATGCGACCCACAACGATTGCGATATTCAGATGCTATAACGTCTAGTTTAATTGTCGGGAGGATCTTTATGAAAGAGATTTTCGCGTTATCGGTTGCGCTGCTTGCTGGCGGTTGTGCGATGGGCGAAGGAGCACGCTGGGTAGGCTCTGATAACGAGATAGTTCAGGTGGATGGCATTCCCTACCAAGTGCAATACGTCCGTGATGCCACCGGGTTTGACACAAGGGTTATCCGGGTAGCTCCATTAGTTATTTTGCCAGACGCGATGATTGAACGGCGTCGCGGCGCATCCGCCGCGCTAATGGTTGTTCAACGTATGTGCGCGGGTGCGGTTGCGGACGCGCCGCCGAGTAGCTCTGGCACCCTTACGATGGTTCGGTTTCGGTGTAGCTAGTCGGCGCAGCTAAATTGTGAAGAACCGCTCTCTAAGCTGCTCACACGCGCCGTCAAGTCCTGGCATCAGCGAGCCGGCTGTTAAGCCCATCCACTCTAGGTCGCGCGTGACGGCCGGACGCTCAGAGTGCGGTATGTCGATCGCTCTAAGAATTGGTCCGTCAGGACCGTCGCCAAAACGTAGGATGAAGCTCTCAATATCATCGACATTGGTCATCGTCGAAAGCGCTTGCTGAGGCAACGCTCGGGGGTTTTCAAGCGCGAGCGTCTTAAGAAGCGAAACGTGTGGTGGTATTGGTGACAATTGCAAAAATTGCGGCAGACTTCGCCATGCCTTGATGTCGAATTGAAAAATCCGGACGAATTTCCCATCGTCATACGGGCGGTGCAGTGCTCTGTATGCAAAGAAGGCGGCAACAAATGGCGAACTTGACCAGTCCAAGAGCGGGGTAGGGTACCCGTGGTGCTGCAGCAACGAGACGAATGCTCCAAATTGAAGGGTGTCCCTCATGTCAAAAAAGTGCTTCGTTTTCGCGCTCAAGTGCTGCTGAGCTTCTTTGATGTCCTGATTGTTATAGATTTCTAAGTTTGCTCGCCCTGTGCGGTGGAAAGCGGTCCTAAGTCGCCAACTATTGGAGCTCTGGCCTCTAAAAGCAAATTGCCTTTGTGGCATAGATTGAACTAGCTCTTTGAACTCGCTCCAGTTGCTAAGTTGAATGGCGGAAAGAGACGATGGGTCTCCGGCTCTTGATTTTGCTATTGCGGCTGAGCCGTTGGTCGATGTTTGTGCGGAATGCCAATTTACATTGAGGGTCGTTCCGACGAGCACAATAGAAACGTCCGCGGTGGGGGCGAGCGTCACATTTGCACCGGCGAACAGGTGACTCACTGTTTGCCAAGGAACGGGCTCATACGTTCGCGGGTCGAGACAGAGCAGATTTGCAGTGAGCGTTTGCCGCAGGGAAAGATCTGGGGTTATAAACCGAGTGAACGCGATGGGCCAATTGTGCCTGTCGGTCCCGATGACCGCGTAACCAACGTAGTGATCCTCTACGGCGTCGATATCGATAAGCAGCGTGCCGTGGACGATCTCGGTTGGACCCGTCGTTTGATATTCACCTAGCCATTGGCCTTGCAAAGATGTCATGGAAATCTCTTATCTGCTCGCTTAGGTTGATTGGGAATGGGTGGCGCGATTCGCGAAATAGTCAAGCGTTGCACTTGGAGAGAGCGGGTTATGGAGAAGAGCGAATTTCTTAGAGAGGCGCCGAAGTATTATGCTCTTGCTATCATACGCCAGCTGGAAGCCTCTGGCGGTGCGTTGTCCGGAGCGGTGATAAGGGGCGCATTTGAAGTGCCCAATCCAACGAGTCAGTTCAATTTGTCTGACGACAAATACCCGCTTCTTGGCAATGATATACTGTGGGAAAAAGCCATAGAGTGGCTTTGTATGCATGACGTGATTGCGGTTAGGCGGGGCGCGTTTGGTCCGCCATTGTTCAGCAGGTCGCCATATTTTTTCAAGAAGATTGAGACTTTGCAGCAGAGCGAAGAATCGTTTGCAAACTACCAACTTGCCGACAGCATCGAATGGTTGATTGACGCTCTATGGGACATAGACAGTGAGTTAGTGGACATCAGAATCTCGATTGAGGACTACGATAAATTAGGTGGCGATACGGATGAATGGCAGCCAATTCGGATCGCATCTGGAGACACCAGCGTGCGTGAGGTCACGGCAAAATTGGAGCAGGCCGTAGAGTCCATACGCCAAGACAATGGCTATGCAGCAACATTTCCTGATGAGCGGGACTTTGTTGTGGGTGGACTAAAGCAGACTGTCGAGAAATTAAAGGGCGATACGATCGCGCCCGGGTTCCTCAGGGACGCTCTGTCTAAGCTTACGCTGGTCGCAAACCGGTTTAAGGGGGCTGCGCTTGAAGCTGTTGCTTTAGGAGCCCGCGAGGCCATCGTCGAATTTGTGAAACAGCAGGGTGGCACTCTCCTTAAAGCTCTCTCAAGTGTTCTATGGGGAGGTTAGCCGCACGAACGTCAGTTCAAGTTGCGATGGCGAATTGCCTCAATCATTGTCGTTCGATCGCGTAATGGGCCCTCTGGCATAATGCCATACTTGCCCGTCGTGGATGCCTTTGTGTGTCCGAGCAGCATCCCGAACTGTTCATCCAAATAGCCGGCCCGTCTAAAGGCGTCGGCGACGCTGTGCCTCAAGCTGTGGAAGTTATGGGTGCGATCGGTCTTCACTCCGATAGCCTTGAAGTAATCGCCAAAGAACGATGACGCCTTGCCAGAAATATAGCCGCGTGCGTCCGGCTGCATCTCCGGGAAAAGCTGACGGTGGCCCATTGCTTCAGCGCGCTTGTGAAAGCTGAGAAGGCCCAGCTCGATAAGCTTGGAGTGAACGGGCACGATGCGTTCAGATCCGCCAGTCTTCACAGACTTTTCGCCGGTCCCTTCCTCCGTAATGTGGAAGATCCAAACGTCATGAAGTTGGCGAACGTCGCTAACCTGTAGCTGACAAATCTCGCCAAGCCGGGCGCCGGAATAGAGCGCGATCCATGGAATCCAGTATCGCCAGTCGCGGACCTCGATCTTGCCAGCTTCATGCTCGCGCTTATCGCCGGCGCAGCGGTGGAAGAGGGGAGAAGTGAAAATCTGGCGAAGCTGGCCTTCGCTGTACGGGAAGACAGTCTTTTTCTTTCGGTTCAATTCGAGATACATCCCGGCCATGACCTGCTCGCGGATGTAGTCATTCGCTAAAAGCCAGTTACAGAAGCCGCCGAGCGCAGACAGGTAGCGATTGATCGTCTTGCCTTGGATGACGGGCTTTCCGACGACCTTGTTTCGTTCGATGGCATCAAGGAACGATAGACCTTGAAACGCCTTCGACTCGATAGCCTTCACTGGCCAGTGGAAGAGCTTGTCCTTCCACTCGCGGACGTTCTTCCGATTGAGTTGAGAGATTTGCGCGTTGCCGCCGACAAAGTCGTCAAACAGTGCGACGACCTTCCGGCTTTGGTCCCAAGTGTCGGTGCTCACGCGGCCAGGGCGCTCGCGTGCATACTTGTCGAATAGGACTAGGATTTGCTCGCCCTTCGGCGGATCGAAAACGGCGGGCTGCTTGACCAGCGGGTCGGATGGCGCGCCGCCGTAGTCGCCAACGTCACGTTCTACAGTGCGTTTCAGCCCCTCGATATCGGCGCGCTGTAGGCCGTGGGCCAATTTCCGATATTCGGTCGACCCAACCGCAACGCCTAGCTGGCGGTCATTGATCACCTGCTTGACGACATCGGCAATCAGTTCCGTCTCGCCGCGAGCGACTTCCAGCTTTAGTTGAGCCAGCCGCGCGACCCGCTCCCGCTGATCACTCTGGAAGGTGTCCCGGATCGTCTCGAAAATCCGAAAGGCGTGAACGTCGTACTCCCCAAACTCCCTTTCTAGGTGCTTCCAGACGGCGTCCAAATCCTGTTCGCTAGGCAGGGACTGCCGGAATTTTTCATCGGAACTGATCAACTCGACGTACCGGCGCCATACGGCGTTCTGAAATTCCGCCTCGGTGAGAGCTTTGGCTTGGCGCATGTCGTCGAATTTGCGTTCCCATTCCTCCCGGAAGAGGCCAGCAAGGCGCTTCGCCTCCCGGGCATCGGTCGTGCCCAAGCTCTTCCAAATCTGGAGGCGGGGCTTCCCCGGCTTGCCTAAGCGGGCCTGTAGATCTTTCGGAACGTGAAGGGGCACTGGTAAAAGGCGCTTCCTTTGCGCTTCAAAACATTTGTCGAGATCGGCATAGGGACAAAAACCGTGCAGTGACTGTAGCAT